CTCGCTTAGCTTCTAATGGAGACATTGATTACGTCGGGGAATATAAGTATAGATCTATTCCTGCTACCACCACAAACCTCATGGAACATCGTTTACATGGAACATTTGAACCGACAGCTATACCTGCGCCCTTATCATTAACTGAAGTTATAGATCCATCAGAACTACACATTAATAATCATGGAACACCAGACTTATTGCAGACACAACTTGATAAATATCAAAATGAACCAACGGTTGTGCCAGACATCGAAGAAGAATTAGATGATATGCGCGATCAACTAGTACAACATTTCAAAAATGTTCTAAAAGATTGCGACTTATCTCCTATGACTGAATGTGAAACTCTTTCCGGTTTAGATGACACAAATTCTAGACCTATGGATGTTAAAACCACAGCTGGAGAACCGTTTGTACGACTTGGAAAAACCCCAGGTAAGAAGAAGAATGCTTTCCTCAAGATGGATTTCGACAAAGCTACTGGACGCAAAATGTATACCATAGATACCAATACTAAACATGGAGAATATCTAAAAGAAGTTATAGATACAAAAGAAAGTTTGGCAAGAAAACGTATACGCACACTGTCAATCTGGAAAAACTGTCTAAAGGACGAAACACGTCCAATCGAAAAGGCTTTGATAGGTAAAACCCGCCTATTCACTGCAGCCCCTTTCGACACAGTTTATCTAGGAAGAAAGTACTTTGGAAAGTTCAAGGAAGCATGGCAAGCGAACCGTGCTGAGTTATTTCATTCAGTTGGAATATCACCGGTGAGCCCAGAATGGACAGACCTTATGAATTCATTAAGGGAGAAAGGTCAGGATTTTAACGATGCTGACTTTTCTGCCTATGATGGAAATTTAAGAGCTGATTTCATGCGCACAGCAGGAGAAATTGTCATAAGAACTATCTCAGATATTTACTCTAATGTGAATAATTGCATTATGGAAACTATCTGGGAAGAATTTGTGGAAACATTTCAAGTTGGTTATTCAACAGTCCAACTCTGTAAGCACGGAAACCCCTCTGGAAACCCCATGACAACAGTTGTCAATTGTATAGTTAACCTTCTTTATCACTGGTATGCTTACCGCAAAATCACTTCCAAAACTGCACTATCTCTATTTCACTCAGAAGTAGGGTATACTTGTTTTGGCGATGATGTTGTGTTTGCTACTAACGAAAAGATAACTGGCTATACGTTTGATGCTGTGGCAAAGGTAATGAAAATCTTAGGACAAGATTATACAACTGCTCAAAAGGACTCTGGATCTGCTACCGCTCGAACATTTGACCAAATTACATTCCTAAAGCGACATTTCAAACAGGACTGCTCTATTTACCTTGCTCCA